GAATAGCCAACGCCCGTTTTGTTATGCAGATTGCGATAAACCTTAACCACTTCACCCGTGCCAATATGTGCTTCCATTGTATACATCCTTCAGATTTCAGGGGGCTTCGTTGCCCTGGGTGGCCCGAACCGCTCAAGACACCCAGCTTTACAGTAACACGTGTTGTATACCTAGGCAACATATAGTCGGCTATTTATTGCCAGGGTTTTGGTGATAAATGACCTCAATGATTTCAAGGGTTTAGGGCCGAAATTCGATTTATTGACATCTAGCCAGGGGGGGGTTGTCAGTATGTCGAGGTAGGGGTCTGAGGAGGTGAGAAGGGGGTGTGTAGATATATATATATAATATACTTAATATATAACATAACTACCCGTAACCATTGGGGTTTATTTATAGCCAAGGCCCTTGGCTAGAAATGGGCCAGAAGTCAGGAAGTCCGACCCCTTGCCGCCCCTGGCTTGGCGTGTGGTGGGCCCGTGGGGCACCGTAGAATCGAATTCACTGTGGGTCGGGGTGGTGGGTATACACGGCCCACGCTGCCACCGCTCCGCCCTTTCTGGCCCCAACCTATTGACAACAATGTTTGCAGGTCGAGCAACAATAAATGTCGAATTTGCCGAGGTTGGGAGATCGGGTGTTGCCGAATATGGTAACGTCAATAAGCCCTTGAGCGCCTTACAGGGCATCCTCGCGCGTCTCAGGGCGTCAAGTCTTTTGTTAACTATTTAGTCAACACAATGCGTCAAACGTACATCGGGCACTCGATCTACTCGCGGGTAGATTGCGAATGCACCCGTGTTGCGTTATGCGACAACATCACCTGTCATCACCTCACATCCTTATGTTGCACAATGCGACAACACCAACCATGTTGCATAGTGAGACGACACAAGAACGTGTTGCACACTGCGACAACAAGAACGCGTGTTGCATTCAGCGACAACATCTCAATGTGACACAGTTTAGCAACATGAGAATGCTGTTAGCAAATTGCGAAACATCGAGACGAACGCAGTGTCATTCTCGGACTGGGACGGGCCGGGGGGTACCCCCGGTTTTAGAAAAAGATTTAGTATTAGAATACCCTCACACGCACTATTCATATTTTCCAATAACGCAGCGCGTTAATCTTACTTAATCTACCCCTGTTTTGGGGGGTTTTGACACGTTCCTCAGATTCTCTTTTGTTTTCAATGAGTTAAATCTCCCCCTGAAAAGGGGGGTAATCCTATAAGTTAACTAGTTTACGCGTAACCCTTTGATATTGCTTAGGAATAAATGTCCCCATTTAATGTCCCGCCCTTGGCGATAAATCGGGAAGTTAATTTCGGTGTCGCAGATGTCGCAGGAATTCACTTCGCAGAATTCGCAACTTTGCAGGCAATTAGATTTTAGTTATGCTTTTGGTATGAGCGACAAGATGATGGACATGAAGAAATTGGTAGCCCGTTACGATACCAATGCGTTTGGGGCCTTGACCAAGCAGGACAAGTCAGATCTTTCCGAAGATACTGACAAGGCCCTGGCGTATGAGGCCGACAAGTCTGTTCGCATGAACGCAGCACCGGTCGAGGCCCGATACCTGCCACGGCTCGCAGATATCCAGCAGAATATTTACTCGGTGCTAGAGAGCGAGAGTCGCAAGCTTGCAGATGCCAGCACCAGAAGATACCACGAGACTTTATCGGCGGAAGAAGTTAAGTTACTTGGTGTGGTGACAAGAAGCCTTTGTCAGTTGGGTGACCTTGAGCGGGGCTTGCGCCAAAACGATCAACTCAGTAGCATGAGCGATGAAGATCTCCAAAGGTTGGCTGGGGAAGCCTTCAAGCAGTTGGAGACCAAAGGGGGCAAATAATGGCGCTAGCACAAGAGAGGCGCATACCGATCAGGCTGCGAATGGCCGATGCGTCCGATGCGCCAATGATATACTCGAACTGGCTGAAATCTTACGCGGGCCAAAACAAGCATATCCCGAAAACGGTGGTGGATAAAATTCACCGCCAGGTTGTGGGCAGACTTTTGAGCGAAGCCCATACAGTCGTTGCAGTGGTGGACCTGCCAGACCTAGATGACGAAATCTGCGGTTGGCTCTGCGCGCAAAGGTCAGAAAAATTTTTTATTACCCATTGGGGCTATGTCAAACGCGAGTACCGGATGTTTGGCATCATGACCGCCATGCTGGAAATGTTCGAGTACAGCAAGGGCGAGCCGACAATGGCCAGTCACGATTTTCCGCTGCGCAAAGATTTGCGTAATCACAACATTATGTATGTTCCGCATCTTTGCCACGAGGGTGGCTTAGAGCAGATAGACAAACTCTATGGAGGCCACCTCAATGCAGTCAGTGAAGCTTAAATGTATTATGATTAGCGACAACGCTCGCCCGGTATTCAATCAGCGGTTTATCGATGTTGCCACCAACCCTCAGTTTAGGCTCGAGCTAATGGGTGACTGGATTTCTGTTAAATTAGGCGACTCAGACCCGCGTTTTGTACCTGTGAACAATATCTCGTGGATGGGGCCACTTAATGCCGAAGATATGGGAGCAAAACAGACCCCAAAAAGGGGTCGAAAACCAAAAATCAAGGCGGTAGCCGATGAGCAACAGCAACAAGCAGTATGATGCGCGCCAGGTACTAAAAGAGTACCTAAAACGGCATGGTGACCTCTCTGAACTACGGGATGAGAACCCAGATGCCGAAAATCGCTCTTTTGCGTGGCATAAACACCTCTTGCCGCAGCAAATGGAGTACATTACCGACGAATCGCGCCTAAAAACGGCTCTTTGCAGTCGTCGAGCGGGTAAAACATACGCTTCTTGCTACTATCTCATCGAAACATGCATGAAGTTTGCGGAGTCAACGTGCGCATACATCGCATTGACCCGTGCAAGCGCAAAGAAGCTTATGTGGTCAGAATTGCAGCGTGCAAACCGCAAATATTACCTAAATATCCACTTTAACAACTCAGAACTGACCGCGACCTTTCCAAATCACAGTCAAATCATCCTCACCGGTGCTAATGACGAGGCAGATATCGATAAACTGCGGGGTCTTAAATACCAGTTGGTCATTCTCGATGAGGCCGGGTCTTTTGGTCGGCATATTGATGCACTGGTCGAAGAAGTCTTAGAGCCTGCGTTGATTGACTGCGACGGCACCTTGGCAATGATTGGTACGCCCACTGCGGCGTGTAGTGGGTTTTTCTATGAAGCATCGACAGGACTTCGGCCCGGATTCAGTCAGCATCACTGGACCATTCTTGAAAACAAGTACATCCCACACGCTGGAGAGTATCTCGACAAGAAGCGCGAGTCCAAAGGCTGGGGAGATGACAATCCAGTATACCTGCGAGAGTGGTGCGGACGTTGGGTTAGGTCAGACGATTCGCTTGTGTACCGATATCACAGCCACAACATTGTTGACGGCCTCCCCGACGACCATGATTTCGAATACATCCTTGGGGTCGACCTTGGATACCACGATGCAACTGCCTTCGTCGTCATGGCTTATAGTCGAGACCTACCGTATGTCTTCATCGTCGATTGCCAAAAGCAGTCCAAGATGCTGCCAACCGACATTGCAGAGCGAATCGGTGATCTTGCCGACGAGTACGACTTCACCAGAATCGTCGCCGACACCGGCGGATTGGGTAAGTCTATTGTTGAAGAGTTTAAGGTTCGCTACGGGCTCCCTATTTACCCGGCGGAAAAAACCAAGAAGATGAGCTACATCGATATGATGAACTCAGACTTGGCTGATGGCATCCTCAAGGTAGTACAGGGGTCTGACATTTTAGACGAGTGGCAGAACCTGCAATGGGATGAAGATCACCGCAAAGAAGACGCACGTTTCGAGAACCACCTTGCCGATGCTGCGCTTTACGCATGGCGTGAATGCCGACACTATAGATATGAGGCACCAATAGAGCCTCCTAAGTATGGTACTCCAGAGTACTGGGAGATGATTGAAGACAAGCATTGGGCAGAGTCTGCAAAGAATCTCGACCGCAACGATTCAGATAGATGGTGGGCTTCGGGCACATCGATTGAGAGGCTGCAATGATTGGCAAAAGCGCGTACATGGACCAGAACTTTTGGTGGGACTCAAGCGAAGATAACCCGCAAGATCTCATTTACTCACTGCTTGAGAATCTCAAAGACCGTATTGAGACACGCGCGGATCATGATGTGCTGCACCTGTCTCTATTTGAGAACTACTACAACAACGCGCTAAACCCAGCAGGCTACAAGACCGGCACCCTCTTTGATGATGACCGCGTTACGTTTAACGTCATTGCCTCGTGTTGCAATACGGTCACGGCCAAGATAGCCAAAACGAGACCGCGTCCAATCTTCCTAACAAGTGGTGGTGACTTTAGCCTGAAGCGCAAAGCTAAGTTACTTACTAAGTTTGTAGATGGCATGTTCTACCAAGTCGACCTTTACAACGTGATGCAGCGCGTCTTTCTCGATAGCTGCGTCTTCGGCACAGGTGTGCTCAAGGTCTTTGTAGAGGATAACCAAGTTAAAGTAGACCGCGTGTTCCCAAGTGAGATTATCGTCGATGAGTACGAGGCACGCTATGGCGACCCGCGTCAAATGTTTCAGCGCAAGGTCATGCCGCGTGAGGTAGTAGCAGGCTTGTTCCCTGAACATCAGGAAGAGATTGCAGCTGCAGCACCATGTGACCCTGAAGACCGAAGCTACAATACCGGGGACATGATTGAGGTGATTGAGGCATGGCATATCCCGTCTGTCTCTGGTGGTGATGACGGGCGACATATCATCTGCATCGACAATGCGACGCTCTTTGACGAGAAGTACGAAAAAGATTACTTCCCGTTTGTCACTTTGAGATGGACGCGCCGTATGCTCGGTTACTATGGCCAAGGCCTGGCAGAGCAACTTCGTGGCATCCAGGCTGAGATCAACCAGCTGCTTCTCAACATTCAAGAGCAGATGAACCTGGCGACCCCAAAGGTATTCTTGGAGCGCGGGTCACAGGTAGCCAAAGAGCAGATTAACAACCAGACCTGGGGCATCATCGAGTACGAAGGTCAGCCACCGCGTTTCTTTGTACCGCAAACTGTAGCGGGCGAAGTGTTTAGCCACCTCGACCGACTCTACAACCGAGCGTATGAGATTTCTGGCATCAGTCAGTTGTCTGCGACAAGTCTCAAGCCTGCGGGTCTCGAATCTGGTGTTGCTCTGCGTGAGTACAGCGATATCGAGACCGAGCGTTTTGTGATTGTTGGGCAGGCGTATGAGTCGGCATTCCTAGAGGTTGCGCGTCAGATGATTGATCTCGCCAAAGACGTATCTGAGGA